AAAGGTCTGCTGTAGCATCGAATAGTATACTAACGGCCATGCCATTAGTCATTGCCCACATACGCATGATTTTAAGTTTGGTTGGTGCGCCTAATAGTGCTGAGGCGTCTGCCTTAACTACTGCTGCTTCGCCAGTACCGTCTGAGATATTTGTGAATTTTATTACAACGGTCTTAGAACCGTCCATGATTATTTGACTTGATACTACGTCTGCCATACTGACTCCTATGAGAAGAGGGGCTTTGCCCGCTCATGAAAAAGATACTGCTATTATAACTTAAATCCAGACAATAAAAAAGGCTCCCGAAGGAGCCTTAGTCAAAAGCCGTAAAGCCTTTAGTGGTACTAATTAAGCACCAGGTGAACCATATACTGCGCGGAAGTCTGACCAACCGAACGAATATCTTTCACGAGCTTTATAACGAACATTGCCCGTCTCAAAATCACCTTCCATTCCAGTCTTCATACCAACGCGGTTGAAGTGCTTCATGCCGTTTGGTGAATCAGTCTTGATAAACCAAGCGTCAACGTCAGTTAAGAAATGGTTAACAGAAATGCCACCAGGTAATACGCCCATTGAATTAAGCGCATTGATGTCATTGTTGTTAGAACCTAACGTACGGTCTGTACCTAAAACTTTCTCCGCAACGAAGATTAAGTCTGAAGGAACACATAGCGTCTGACCTTTAACCGCAATCTTTAGACCGCGCTCATCAGTAAACTTGCTAATGTCAATTAGCGCAGCTTCTAATGAAGTTTCGTTTAAGTCAGCAGCAGTGCCAGGTTCGTTAGCGATAGTGCTACCGTTCAATAACGTGTGAGTACCGATTAGTTCAACACCATCACCACCAGCGTATGCTGAGTTAAATGCATTGTTAAATACATCTGCACCCTTAACATTCTTAGTGTGACTCATTGAACGAGCCAATGCTTTAGTATAACGAGATGATAACTTATCATACAAATTATCCTCCATTGCTTCCTCTGTAAGAGCGAAGCCTAAAGCGATTGTCTCATGGTTATAACGAGAAGTGTAAGCCTCTTGTGCAGTATCGTAAGCGAAGCTTGCGCCCTCACCTTTGGTAGCTGCATTACCGAAGCCAGATAGCATTACTTCTTCTTCAAACGCTCTGTCTGAAGATTCAGTGTCAAACATGCCTTTCCACTCATCTGTATATTTACTATATTCAAGACCGAATAATGCATTCAGTCCCGGTTCTAACTCTTTTACGAGTTGTGCTCTATTAATTGCCATAGTCTTCTATGCCTCCTATTATGCTAAACCTGCGCCAGCAGCAACGCCGTTCGCATGTTCAAAAACGATAACTTCAACTTCGGCATTTGCACCGAAGGCGTTGCCCGTCGTGTTAATTAAGCCCAATTGCTTGAACTGGCCTGTAACTGCTAGTGTAGAAGTATCTAACTCCGCGCCTGAGCGACCGTTAGTTGCACTACCTGTACCAATCAGTACGTCAAAACAACCACCGTTATCTGCAAAAGCGCCAGTACCATCGTGCTGAGCTTTAAATACAGTCATAGGGTCATCATAAACGAACGCTGTGATTGATGCTGCGCCTTTAGTAGCTGTGTCAGCTGGTAAGTTCTTTGCGAATACAACACTACCATCGGTAGCCGTGTAAGTACAACCTGCAAAAATACCTAGTACTGCTTCACCAACTGCTGCAAGGTCTGCATAGCCGTCTGTGTCTCTAGTCATGACATCACCGGAAAAAATACCAGTAGTGTCTCCGTTATCTCCAGACTGAACGGCATACTCACCCATACGGATAGTGCCTCCAGTCAAGTGTCTAGTGGCTGTAAAGCCATTAGGATTATCTGTGTTAGCCATTGCTAAAACCTCTCTATTAAATTAAACAAAAGTATTTTATGACTGACTTCCGAAAGTTGTCGTACTCTTTCGTTCCGGAGAACTAAGTGGCATCGACGCGTTACTTTCGCGCATCATATCATTATCTACTCCAGCCAATTGGTCGTCAGCGCGGCTACTGTAGTAGGCATTACGCTGTTCCACAAATTCCAGAGGGAATTTTGCTAGAACTAGTCCACCTGTTCCGATACATCCGTTCAGCGGTGTTCCATCAGTGATGGTTGGTGCTGAAAATTCAGGATGGTCTTCGGCCTTAACAAGTTCGTACCCCTCTCGAAGTCGTTTACTCATATTAACCTTGTCCTCCTGTCCTAGCATTTCTGCTCGAATCCATCGATACTTCCAACCTTCAGGGGCTTTCGGAGCCTCTAGCAGGGTTGGCGGTGTCCATGACTTGGCGCGAACTGTAGTATCACGTGTACTTGCAGCGCGTGACGAGCGCTTGGAATTGTTTAGCGTCACATTGTTAGTTGCCATTTTAATTAGCTCCTTTATACTTTGCGTATTCTTCTAGAGGTACACCTAAGCGTTTAGCAATATCTACTTCACTCGAAGATAACCTTACTTTGCGTCCAGATTTATTGGCTGCCTTGCGAGGGCTGCCTGCAACCGTCTGGTTCGTGCGGCTGTTTGCTTTGAACTTGTGCGGGAACGCCTCACGCATTCGTTCATTAACTGCATTATAGTACTCATTAGTAGTTGGGTCAACCCCTTCTTCTGTTACCAGCTGATTGTGAAATGCAAAGGCTGAGGCTGTCATAGCTTCGTCCTTTCCAAACCACGGGTTCTTTTCTGCCCATTCTACTGCTCTACCGTCTGTAGGTGCTTCTTGTTGAAACTGTCCGTTTACTCTAGAGTCAAAATCATCTGGCTGAGTTTGCTCGTTGTCAGATGCTTCCCACTCAGTCTCTTTACGTCGGCGTGCTCTCGTGATGGTTTCTCTTTCGTTTGCTAGCTTAGACAATCTTTCGTTTGCTTCAGTAGCTTTCTCTGAGTCACCTGTATCGAAAGCTGATTTGTAGTCCGAACGTGCTTTCTCAAGCTGCCCTTCTACTCTGCCTTCGTACTCACCCATCAAAGTTTTATCCGATTGATTTAAACGGCCTTTGATTTGTTTAAGCTCGGTATGTACGCCTTTCGCGTAGTCTAGAGCTGCTTTTTCTTTTCGTTCTGCTTCTCTATACTTATATGTAAGCTTTTTAATTCGTTTTTGCACTCCGTCAGAGTACTCTTCTAATTCTTCTCCGTTGTCGTCCGCCACTAACTCTAGTGCTGGTGCGTCGTCTTCTGAAGTTTCTGCTTTTGTGTCTACTGTGTTTACTTCGTCTTCCAACTCGTATTCAACAGTTTCTGCGTTTTCTGTATCCATCTTTGTTTCTCCTAGTAAGCGAGATAGTCTTTAGGGTCGTCAATCAATCCTAAAATCTCGTCATCATTTAAAATCCTCACTTCCAAGCCTTTTCTCTGGATGCGAGCACCTGCATAGCGTCCGAAGAGGACAAAATCCCCTACCTTACACCATGGCCCAGCTTCGTAACGGTCCTTATCTTTGTAACAATCAGGACCCATTTTTGCGATATAACCCACCGTAGAGGCAACCGTTTCCGCTTTCTGCATCTTATCAGACACAATAATGCCTGATGCGGTTGTATTTGGGGGTGAGTATGGAATCATCAATATCCTATAGCCGGTTGGCGTAGGCATGCTATCTATGTCCTCTTGGGGTAAATCCCGAGGGTCCATTTCATTTTTATCTAACATCTTATCTCCTTTTAGCAAGCTGAAACGCAGCTTGGACGCTTATGAGTCTGCGCTTTGTATTTTGTTCAGTAAATTAATAACTGAGCTTTCTACTAGGGACAGACCCTTATATGTTCCCGTTAGGTGCTGATATCCAGCCCAATCCGGCGTGTTTCCTGCGGCTAGTGCTCTTTCCACTGCCGTTTTATCCTCACGAATGTTCTTTAACAATTGCTCTGCGAATGTTGCTGCGTCATGCATCCTTATCTCCTTTTCTGCATAGTTATTTGCGGTTTCCGTACGGGATTCCGTTGCTCATTGGCCCCTTACTTGGTGGCGGACCCTTCTTTTTTCCTGGCATTTGATACTTCCTTCTGTGTAGTTGAGCGTCTTTGCTCGTTCAATAGTTGGGTGTACATCTGACCTTCGGAAACATCTGCGTCCAATAGAGCGTTTTCTCTATCAGCTGCAATATTCTCTTGGTGCTTATCGTAATCCTGCTGCATTTTCTCACGCGCCATCTTCTCTTGTGACTTGAGTTTAGTAAGCTCAATAGCTCCTCTTTCCTCGTCAGC